GCTGCTGGCGGTGCTCGACCCGCCGCTCGAGGTGGCGATCCCGGCGCTGGCGGCGGTCAGCGCGGTGGCGCTGGAGGAATACGCCGCGCTGCATCGTGTGGCGGTCCCCGGGGTGGTGCAGGCGATCCTGCGCGAGCTGGATACCCACGCGCTGTTTCAGCGCACCCGCGGCAGGCCGCACTGATGTCCGGTAGTAACAATCGCAACGACCCGGCGCGGGCGCGCATGCTGCGCGCGGTCACCTCGGAACCGCGCCGCAAGAACCCGTTCCTCGACGACGACGACGGCGGCCACGAGCGGCCGGCGTTCGTGCCGCTGGGCAATCTGGCGGCGTCCGGCGTGGCATTTCTCGACAGCCACGGCGCGATTCAGATGTGGCCGGCGCGGGATCTGTCGCGCAACAATCTGGCGCGGTTCTTTTCCGCGCGGCCGCGCTTCCTGATCGACAAATTTCCCCGCCTGAAGAAGGGCCAGAACAGCGGCGCGGATTCGTTCGCCGCCAACCTCGCCAGCGATTGGGTGTTCAATTCCTGTGGTTTCGAGGGCGCCTATGATCCACGCCGCCGGCTGCGCGGCCGCGGCGCCTGGCTCGGCGAGGACGGTGATCTGGTCTTGCATCTCGGCGACAGGCTGTGGACCCGCCACGGGCTGCTGGAGCCCGGCCTGCGCGGCGAAAAGATCTATCCGCAGGGTCCGCCGCTGATGCGTCCGGCGAGCGAGCCGGTCGATGATTCGGTGGGCGAGGCGGTGCTGGCGCTGCTCGACAAATGGCAATTCAAACAACCCGAGCTTGCCAAACGTCTCTTGTTAGGCTGGTGCGGCAGCGCGATGATCGCCGGCGCGCTCGATGTGCGGCCCGCGGTGTGGGTGACCGGCAATCGCGGCACCGGCAAAACCACGCTGCTCGAGCGCTGCGTGTGCGGGCTGTTCGGCGGTGGCGAATCGATCCTGCGCAGCACCAACACCACGGCGGCCGGCTGCTGGCAGATGCTCGGCTATGATTGCATCCCGGTGCAGCTCGACGAGGCGGAGCCCAGCCTGGACAACCGCAAGCTCACCCAGCTGGTCGAGATGATGCGCACCTCGTACAGCGGCGGCGACGTGCAGCGCGGCTCGGCCGAGGGCAGCGCGCACCAGTATCCGGTGCGCAGTTCGTTCATGTTCGGCTCGATCAATGTCATGCCGCTCAAGGCGCAGGACCGCTCGCGCTGCGCGGTGCTCGAGCTCGACGCGCTGCCGAAGGGCCAGCCGCTGCTGCTCGACTACGGTGCGCTGGCGCCGCTCGGCCGGCGGGCGCTGCGGCGCATGTGCGACGAGTGGCCGCGGCTGCGTGACGACGTGCTGCCGCGGTTCCGCGGGCACCTGATCGGGCTCGGCTGGGACGGTCGCGGCGCCGACACCTACGGCACGCTGTTCGCGTGCGCCTCGGTGCTGATGTTCGACGCGGCGGATCCGGAGCGCGAGCTCGCGTGCGTGGAGGCGGATCTGCTGGCGATGGGACGCCAGCAGGCGCTCGAGGAGATGCCGGACTACCTGCACATCATCAACCACGTCCGCGGCTATATGACCGACCAGTTCCGCGGCAACGAACGCCGGCCGCTCGGTGAGTTGATCCGCCAGGCGGCCGGGTTGTCGATCCGCCTCGAGCAGCCGCAAGGCGATCTGCAGCCGCCGGCGCGCAGCGAGGATGACGCCGAGCATTTCGCGCGCACCAACGAAGACTGCCTCGAGGCGCAGCGCTGCCTGATGGGCTACGGCATGAAGGTCACGTCGCTGCGCGACAGCGACGACAAGTTGTTGCGCTACGTCGCGGTGGCGAATCTGTCGGCGCAGCTCAATCATATCATGGCCGGCACCCACTGGGCGGGCGTCAGCGGCACGTCGGGCGTGTGGCGCTCGCAGCTGATGCGCGCGCCGGGCGCGGTCGCACACGACCGGCCGGTGTATTTCCGCGATGGCAATCACCGCGTGGTGCTGGTGCCGCTCTGGCTGTTCCTCGACCTCGAGGGCGACGGCGCCTTGCCGACCGAATGAGAGAAAACTACTCGCCGGCGACTGCCAACGACAAAATGTCGTCTGATGCAGATGTATGGACGATAGCGTTTGCAGGAGTGGCCGATGGCTGACAACTCTACGCGGTAAGATCGGCGGACATATTCCGTAGCGGAGGAAGCCCGATGGTCGAGGTAGCCCTCGTGATGGTTGGCCTAAGCGCGACCGCGCTGGGGTTCACCGTAGTCTGCCTGTGGAAAGAGGTCGGCCGGCTGCATCAGCGAATAGCCACGCTGGAGATGGTAGTGCGCCGGTTGTCGTGGCCGCCGGGCGTGGCGCATGCCTACCCGCCGGTGTCTGGCATCAGCGGGCCAGTCGCCAGCCGAGAAGTCGGGCTGGCCTGATATTCCGTCCGCAAACGACCTTAGCGGACGCAATTCCCCACCTGTCTAATATGCCGCTCAGTGTCGCCGTTGGCGTGGCAGCACCATCGGCTCGAGGCGCAGGGGTGTGCGGGTGGCCGGCCGCCGGCCGAGCGGCACCGGTGACCCGACCTTATCGTGGGCCTGTTGATTGGCCGCGAGCAACCGATCCGGTACGCTGTAGCTGCGCCAGGCGGGCGCGCGCAGCGCCGCTTGCGCCAGGTTGGCCAGCCACAGCCGGCCGGTCTCGTAGGCCAGCTGCTCGTCCTCGCTCCAGTCGTCGTAGGCGTAGGGGTAGCCCTTACCGGCGCGCGCGTCGCTGTAGCCCTGGCGGCCGCGCTGTAGCAGCGTCAGGCTGGCGTTCTCGACGGGGCGGTGCTGGAGCGCCGGCTGATTGCGCTGCCTCATTTTTGTATACGCGAGATGGTTGACGAGGGTGTCGCTCATTGGCTCGGTTGCTGGGTTCCGGCGACGGCACCTGTGCCGCCTGAGTCTGGGTCTTGCGTCTGTGGTTGCCGCACATATTCCGCCGTAGACCGGAAATCCTTACGCTTCCCCATATTCTTGACGAAACCAAGAGAACGATAGAACCGATCTAAGCCGCCCTTGGAGACGCCCTTATCCATCGGGTCGGCATTGAGAAATAGGGTTGTTCCCTGAGTGTCGGCATGAGCAACGAATTGTTGCATCGCATCGCGGGCTTGCCCTTGGCCGCGATATTCCGCTGGAGTCTTGACTAGAATCACCTCACCGGTATCGCCGGCACGGTCCAGGCCATAGGTGATTTCCGTCTTGCCTATCTGCGCCGTCTTGCTACCGCCGCCAGGCGTCCAGTCGAAGAGCGCATCTGGGGTCTTCATGCCGCCGGTTTTACCACCCGGCGCGTCGCCCACCATGCCGAGCACCATCGCCGGCGCCTCCTGCATGATCTCTGCCACCCGCGCCCGCGCCCTGTCCATGTCGGTGCCGAGGATTGGCTGGCCGCTGGTCGTCATCGCCTCGATCGGGTTGAACGGTCCTGACGGCACGCCCACCGACTGCGACGCATAGGGTGAGGTCGTCTCCGTCCCCACCGGGTTGGTCATGACCTGGCGGGCCAGCGGGCTGAGTTGATTGGCCGGCGGCCAGCGCGGCTCGAGCATCGTGGCTGGCCAACTGGTGCTTGGCGGCGCGCGGCCATACTCGTCGGTGGTGGCCAGCAGGCCGCCCGGTCCGAGCCGCGGATCCGCTTCGTCGTCGAGCAGGCCGCGACGGGGTGCGAAGAAATAATCCAGCAACGAGGCCATGGCTCAAGCGTATCGGCGCAATCCCGGCGTTACCAGCCCCTTGCGATCCCCTGGCCCAGGGCGTAGGGGCTGACGGGTTATCAGATGCCTTACGCCGCTGGGTTCGCACGTTGTACGAACGTGATGATTTTCACCGTGCGAGCAACGATCTAGCTAAGTCACTGATAGCAACTCTCAATTCCCCGTGCGCACGATCTGAACAATCTCACGGTAGTTTCCGTGTTAGCGCGCGCGCGCGCGCGCATGTAGGGATGTATGTACAGATTGTTAAGATTGTGCGAAGTGAAGAGGGATAGGCTCTTACGGGTCGAAGGTATCGCACAAAGTCGATCGTCGCGTGCGAGCAACGTGCGAACTCAGGTGATCGCGCCAGCGCGCTGAAATGCCTCAGAAACCCCTGGCAGGGACGTAGCCGGCTACCAAGTGTGTGGCCGTTGGCCGCGTAACGAGGCCGAAAAACCGGTATCGGGATACTCGATCGTTACGGCTTTTGCGGTTGTAGTTGCGGTTTGGCATACACGCATGAGGTGGGTCATAGTATTTGACATAATGTGACCGGTGGAGTGTGGCTTAAATCAAGGGGTTGCGGTCGAGGCACCCTTTGATGCACCCTGAGGCGGGCGCCTCGACCGCTGGGTCGGCGGCTCCGGCACGGGAGGGTCGCCAGCCGCTGGCCGCTGGACCCCCCCCCGGCGGGCCGCCAAGCCACCCCGTCGCCGGCGGCGCCCCCATGCGGGCACGAGGTGAAAAATTGCCAGCGGAAAAAATTTTTTTGGGAAATCGCCGGATCGGGCGGGGGCGCTGAATGGCCAACCCAACGCCGACCGCGACGTCGTTCGCGCCCGGCCGGTCGGGCAACCCGGCCGGCCGGCCCGCCGATAAGGAAATCGCCGCGCTGGCAAGGCGCTACACGCCCGACGTGATCCGCACGCTGGTCGACGTGTGCCGCAACGCGCGGGAAAACCCGTCGGCGCGGGTGGCGGCGGCCAACGCGCTGGCCGACCGCGGCTGGGGCAAGCCGCGCCAGGAGGTCGACCTCGGCGGCGGGCTCGGTCAGGCGCTGCATCTGCACCTGTACGCCGTGCAGCGGCTGGAAACCGCCCGCGCGGTGGCCGCGGACCTCGAGGCGCCGCCGATCGAGGGCGAAGCCGAGGACTACGCCGACCTGCTGCGCGAGGCGCTGCCGCCGCTGCCGCACGAGGCACTGCCGCTGTGGGACGCGGCGCCGGCCACCAGCGAGGGGGGCGGCGATGCGGCGAAACCCGCCGACTAAGCCGCCTGCAAGGCGACGGCTGCCTTCGCGTGGCTTCCCATGAGCGACAAAGGCGACAGCGAGCAGTTCAACGGGCTGACCCAGTCGGAGGCGCTGCAGCTCTGTGTGCGCCACGGCGGCGCGCTGTCGCTCGAGGAGGTGGACTTCCTGCACAAACTGGGTCGCGCGAAGAAACCGATGGGTTCGGAGGACGTGGTGCGGCTGCGCGGCCTGGTGGCGCGGCTGCGGGAGGAAGGGGCGTAATGCTGGCGCCCTCGCCCGCCGAGCTCGCCGGCGCGAAAAACGCCTTCGCGGTGCTGCTGACGCGCTATGCGCGCAGTCCGCTCGGGTTCGTGTCCGAAGTGCTCGGCGCCGAGCCGGATCGCTGGCAGCGCGAGGTACTGGTCGAGCTCGGGCACGGCCGCACGCGAATTTCGATTCGGTCGGGACATGGCGTTGGAAAATCGACGCTGCTGGCCTGGAGCATGATCTGGTTTTTGCTGACACGATTCCCGGTCAAGGTGGTGGTCACCGCGCCGACCTCGCCGCAGCTGTTCGACGCGCTGTGGCCGGAAATGCGCTCGTGGCTGGCGAAACTGCCGGCCGCCTGGCAGGCGCTGCTCGACGTGCAGTCCGACCGGGTGATGCTGCGCGCGCGCCCCGACGACGCGTTCATCTCGGCGCGCACCTCGCGCGCTGAACAACCCGATTCGCTGCAAGGCGTCCACTCGCGCAACGTCCTGCTGGTGGTCGACGAGGCGTCGGGGGTGCCGGAGCAGGTGTTCGTCGCGGCCCAGGGCTCGATGTCGACGGCGGGCGCGATCACCATCCTGGCGGGCAATCCGGTGCGGCTCACCGGCATGTTCTGGCGCACCCACACGCTCGAGGCCGACCGGTGGTACACCCGCCGGGTGTCCTGCCTCGACAGCCCGCGCGCATCGAAAGAGTTCGCCGAGGAAATCGCCAATCGCTACGGCGCCGACAGCAACCACTACCGGATCCGCGTGCTCGGCGAATTTCCGGTGAGCGAAGGCGATAGCCTGGTGTCCGCCCAGCTGGTCGAGGAGGCGATGGCACGCATCCCGACGATCGATGCGTCGCAGCCGGCGATCTGGGGGGTCGACGTGGCCAGGTTCGGCACCGATCAGTCGGTGTTACTCAAACGCCAGGGCAATGTGGTGACCGAGCCGCCGCGCCGCTGGTCGCGCTTCGATCTGATGCAATTAACCGGGGCGATTGTCGCGGAATACAAGGCGACGACCCAAAATCCGCCGGCGGCGATCGTGGTCGACGCGATCGGCCTCGGTGCCGGCGTCGCCGACCGGCTGCGCGAGCTGAAATTGCCGGCGATCGACGTCAATGTCGCGGAATCACCCTCCAACGAAGGGCGATTCGTGCGACTGCGCGACGAGCTTTGGCAATCGGTCGCCGACTGGCTCGCCACGCGCACGGTATCGCTGCCGTACGACGACGTTTTGCGCAATGACCTCTGCGCGCCGCGCTACGGGTTCTCGAGCGAGGGCAAATTGAAGGTCGAGTCGAAAGACCAACTCAGGAGCCGCGGAATATCCTCGCCGGATGCCGCGGACGCGCTATGCCTCACATTTTCTCCCGCCGCGTATCTCGCCGCCGCGTATTTGTCCGGACGCCTCTCCCAACCGATACGCCGGAACATCCGAGGCGTGCTGTGAGCGACAAGCGCACCCCGGAAAAGGCGCTGGCCGAGTTGCGGGCCATCTACGCCTCGGTGACGCGCGCCACCGGACGGCCGCCGGCCGGGCCGTTCCGCTCGGCGTCGGTGCCGGGCTGGAGCTACTACCCCGAGACGGGCGTCGTGGTCGGCGATGCGCCGGAGGACGTCGGCGATGCGCCGGAGGACGCGCGATGATCATTCTGCTGCTCGTGCTGGTGGTGATCCTGCTGGCGTTCGGAGGCGCCGGCTGGGGCTATCGCACGTCGCACCCGTATCCCTACTACGGCGGCGGCGCGCTGCTGCTGGTGGTCGTGCTGATCCTGCTGGTGGTGTTCTACCGCCCGGGGGTCTGGTGAGATGAGCGGCACCCAGCCAATCCCCGTCAGCACGATCGGCCACGCGCCGGACGCCGATCTGCAGCACCCGCTCGGCGCCGGCGAGACGGCGGCGCGCGAAACCGTGCTGATCGCCGAGCGCCCGGCGATGGACGAGGACGAGCTCACCGCGGCGTGGTGCGCGCTGTGGCGCGAAGCCACGGAATATTCCGACCGCCTCGATGCGGCGCGGGTGCGCGCGCTCGGGCTCTACAACGGCGACGCGATGGGCGACGAGGAGCCGGGCCGCTCGCAAATCGTCATGACCGAGGTGCGCGACACGGTGCAGGCGGTGATGCCGACGGTGATGCGGGTGTTCTGCGGCGCCGAGCGCCCGGTGGAGTTCTGCCCGCAGGCCGACGGCGACGAGGAGGAGGCCGAGCAGGCCACCGCCTACGTGCAGCACGTGTGCTTCAACGAGTGCGACGGGTTCCGCGCGGTACACGACAGCGCGCTCGACGCGATGCAGCTGCGCGCCGGCTGGGTGCGCTGGTACTGGGACACCGCGGTCGATGTCGCGACCGAGAAATACGCCGGCCTGCTCGAGCAGCAGACCGCCGCACTGATCACCCAGCCCGGCGTGCGGGCGCTCAAGGTGGTGCGCCGGCCGGCCACCGAGGACGAGATGATGGGCCTGCAGAGCTCGCCCGAGGGCCAGCTGGTGCAGCTGCGCCCCGGCGCGCCGCTGCTGCTCTACGACATCACCATGACGCGCCGCGTGCCGCGCAACCGCCCGGTGATCGAGGCGGTGCCGACCGAATTGGTGCGCATCGATCCCGACGCCTCGGGTCCGCACGATGCGCGCGGCACCTTCATCGTCAGGGTGATCCCGGTGTCCGATCTGGTGGCGCGCGGCTTCGATGAGGACGCGCTGGCCGACTACGCGTCCGCCGGTAATCCGCGCGAGGCCAATATGGTCACCAACAAGCGCGACGTGCTGGCCGCCGGCGTCGGGCGGTCGCTGTCGGGCGACACGTCGATGCATCTGGTCACCTACACCGAGGGCTGGGTGCGGATCGATTTCGACGGCGACGGGATCGCCGAATTGCGCCACATCGAGGCGGTCGGCGATAGCGCCCAGAAAATCATCAGCAACGAGGGCGCGTCGCATGTGCAGCTGGCGCGCATCACGCCGTTTCTGGTCGCGCACAAGGCGATCGGCGAATCCTACGCCGACCGGGTCGGCGATCTGCAGGACATTTCATCGCGGGTGATGCGCAATATCCTCGACAGCATGGCGGAGTCGATCCACCCGCGCACGGTGATCGTCGACGGCCAGGTGCCGGTCGACGACGTGCTCAATACCGAGATGGGCGCGGTGATCCGCGAACGCGTGGCGGGTGCGGTGCGCGAACTGACCAAGCCGTTCATCGGCCCGCAGGCGGCGCCGATCATCCAGCTGCTGACCGCGGTAAAGGAGCAGCGCACCGGCATCACCCAGGGCAGCCAGGGATTGAATGCCGATGCGCTGCAGTCGACCACGGCGATCGGCATCTCGGCGCAGATATCCGCCTCGCAGGACCGGCTCGAGCTGGTGATGCGGTGCATCGCCGAGGGCTGGAAGCACGTCTACGCCGGCGTGCTCGACATGATGTGCGAGCATCAGGACCGCGCGCGTACGGTGCGGCTGCGCGGCAAATGGGTGCCGGTCGACCCGCGCGCGTGGATGTCGCGGTTCCAAGTTGTGGTGGACCCCGCAGTGGGTCGCGGCACGCTCGCCGAGCGGCTGCAGATCCTGTCGGCGATCGCCGGCAAGCAGGAGACGCTGTTGCAGACGCTCGGGCCGACCAATCCGCTGGTGTCGCTCGGGCAATATTCCAACACGCTGGCGGATATGCTGGCGGCCGCCGGGATCCGCAATCAGGGGCGGTACTTCGCCGATTTGCCGAGCAATTTCGCGCTGCCGCCGCCGCCGCCGAAGCCGTCGCCCGACGAATTGCTAGCGCAGGTCGAGGTGATGAAAGCCAACGCCGGTGCGGCCAGCGATGCGGCGGCGACCCGGCAAAAGACCCAGCAGATGCTGATCGATGACGACCGCGCGCGCGACCAGGCGAAGGTGACCGCAATGCTGCAATTTGCCGATCTGATGGGGAAATACCCGCACCTCTCGCTGGACCCGTCGGTTATCGTGACATTGCTCGACCGCGAGCCCGAGGTCACCGCGGCGCTGTATCAGGCGGCGGCGCCGCAGCCTGGGGCGGCGCCGGGCACGCCCCCGGGGGCACCGGGTGCGCCACCCGGCGAGCCGCCAGGGGCCGCCATCCCGATGCCGCCGCAAGGTGCCGCCGGGCCGCCGCGGCCGGGGGCCTCGCTCGGCGACAGCCGGATGTTCTTGCCGCCCCAGCTGATCCAGGCGCTGGCGACCTATCAGCGGGCGGCCGCCGGCGGTCCGCAATTCCCTGCGCCGGTCGCGCCGCGGGCTGCGCCATGAGCGGCGTCGAGGGGTTCGACCGCCACCGCGCCGCGGAGATGCTGGCCAGCAATCCGCTGTTCGCGCTGCTGCTGCAGGAAATGAAGGACGACGCGGTGGCGACGTGGAAGCGCTGCGAAGGCGTCGGCCAGCGAGAGGAGATGTGGATGCGGTATCGCTGCATCGAGGAGATCGAGCGCCGCGTCGAGTCGGTGATCGCCGAGGCGAAATTGCAGGCCGACCGCTATCGCCGCGCCGAACGGCGTGAGGCGGTGGCGCGATGAGCGACGATCCCAAGGCGCCGCGCAATCCGGGCGGCATCCGGCCGGACCCTGACGGGCCGCCGGCGCGGCGGGCGTTCAGTGTCGACGATGCGCTGGCCGCGCTGCAGGCGAAGCGCCAGCAGGCCACCGAGGCGCGCGGCAATGGGCGCGGTGGCCCGCTCGGGCGCGCCGCCGAGCCGGAGGCGGAGTCGGAGCCGGAGCCGCGCCAAGGAAACGGCAATGGCAACGGCAGCCTGGCGCATCGCGAATACCAGGACGGCATTCCGCCGCCGGCGGATCTCGCCGAGATCGGCGGCGACTACGACGACGACGGCGATGGCGAGGCCGGTGCGGCCGAGGCGGCGGACGACGGCGAAGCGGCGGAGGCCGAGCCGTCGTTCAGCGTGACGATCGGCGGCGAGCAGCGTCAGGTCGGCCTCTCCGAGCTGCTCAACGGCTATATGCGCACGCAGGACTACACGCGGAAATCCTCGGAGACCTCGGCGCAGCAGCGGCAATTCGCCGACGCCTACGCGCAGCTGTCGACGATGCGCGGCCAACTCGAGCAGCGCCTGGCGCAGTTCACCACCGCGGCCTCGCGCGAGTTCGAGGCGCCGACCGACTGGGTCGAACTGGCGCGCACCAATCCGATGGAGTGGGCGGAGAAGCGCGCGCGCTACGATCAGCTGCAGGAGGCGAAGGCCGAGGAGGCGCGGCTCGGCCAGCTGCGCCAGCAGGAGGATTTCGCGCGCAAGCAGGAGATGCTGCGCGTCGGCAACGACGTGCTGATGCAGTGGATCCCCGAATGGCGCGACCCGGCGAAGCGCACCGCGCTGCAGGCCGAATTGAAGGAGTTCGCCAGGAGCGTCGGCTACTCCGATCAGGAGCTGAACAGCGAAATCCTCGATCCGCGCTACGTCGTGGTGTTCGCCGACGCGATGAAATTCCGCAAAATGAACAGCCGCCGGGTGCAGGTGCCGCCGGCGCAGGATCCGCCGCGCCGGCCGCTCGGCCGCGGCGGCCAGGCGCCGGCCACCGGGGCGACGCGCGCCCAGCAAGCGGCGGCCGCGCAATTCTCCGCGGCGCCGACGGTGAACAACGCGCTGGCGATGCTGAAAACCAAGCACAAGTTGAACTGACGTGCAGCGCACGCTGCCGGAGCCGGCGTGCGACATTGCCGCACAGTTGCGCGCGGTGCTCGATCCGCGCTCGGCGAAGGACGCAGTGTATTTGGCCCCCGGCACGCCGGAGCCCGAGAGCGCTGGCCTCGGCCTGCACCGCGTGGCGCGCGACGCCGGCGTGCTGCTCACCAGCAACCGCACCAAGGCGGAGATTTTCCGGCGTATGCCGACGCTGACTGAGCGCGCGCTGGCGCTGCTGCTCGACTACCCGGAAGCGAAAGACGATGTCCGCCGTGCCGGCGGCGAGCCGGTGGTGGTGCAGGGCGTCGCGCCGGACGGGGGCGTCGTCTACGAGGCGGCCGCCTCGCGGCGACACGTCGCGCGCACCGTGCGCGCCGCGCAGGCGGCGGTGCCCGACGGCATCGTGCGGCTCACCGATCTGCGCGGCGCGCTCGAGGCGCGCGTGGCGGCGTATTGCGACGGCAGCTGACGGCCGAGACCTCGTCGGAGTGAGGCCGGAGGGTGGCGCGCCGCGGCGACATTGGCGGCCTAGCCCACGAGCCGCGGCGTTGACCATCTTGCGTGCGATTGTTCACAGTTGCTGAACGGCGCTAGGTTTTTTGCGACTCGGCGGTAAAAGCGGCTTGACGTGACACCGCTTGCGGCGTGAAGGTCGGCCGGTATCGCGGCCATGGCAGTTCCCCGCCGCACGGTGGACCCGGACCAAGCAACGCCGCGATGGCGTGTCGCCGAACACGCGGCCGCCAGGCTCCGCTCAGAGTCCCCCGCCCGCGCGCGGACCCGGACCAACTGACCGCGGCCTGGCCTCGCCAGCACTCGGGCAGACCGCACAGCGATTCCATCAACCCGCACGCCTGGACGGCGTGCTTTGGGAGACTGTGCAAATGGCCGTTGCCTCCGCTGGCGCCGCGATCGCCAACACCTTCATGTCGACCGGCGCCTCGGCGCCGACCAATCTGCGGGAGGACCTGTCCAACGCGATCTGGATGATCGACCCGGAAGAGACCCCGCTGGTCACCGCGATCGGCCGCGGCACGCCGGCCGAGCAGATCAAAAGCGAGTGGCTGCTGCAGACGCTGCAGGCGGCGGACAGCAACGTGCAACCCGAGGGTTTCCGTTACGCCGCGCAGCCGGCGAGAACCCCGGCGCGGCTGTTCAACGAATGCCAGATCATGTTCCGCTCAGTGACCGTTTCGAACACGTTCCGCGCGTCCAACAGCGTCGGCGGCGAGGAGTGGAACCGCCAGATGTTGTTGAAGGGCAAGGAACTGCGGCGGGATCTGGAATGGTGGGTGACGCGCGGCAATGTGCGTGCGGCGACCGACCCGCGGCAGATGTCCGGGATCCAGTGCTTCATCAACCAGGGCAGCATGGGCAGCGGCACCGGCGCGATGCCGGTCGGCGACGGCTCGAATGCCCCGATCGCCGGCACCGCGCGCACCTTCACGCTGGATCTGATGGCGGCGGCGATGCAGCAGGCCTACAGCAACGGCGGCAAGCCGACCGCCGTGTTCATGTCGCCGCGGCTGAAACGGGTGTTCTCCGGCAGCGCGGTCGGTGGCGCCGGCAATACCATCGTGGCGCAGCAGGTGGTGCAGTCGACGGCGACCGAGCCGATCACCATCGCCGGCGCGGTCGACGCGTATCTCTCGGATTTCGGCCGGCTGCAGATGGTGCCCGACATTTTCATGCCGGACGGGGTCATGCTGATGATCGACCCGAACTACGCCGACATCGCGCCGCTGAGCGGCCGCGACATGCTGACCGAGCGGTTCGCCATCACCGGTGACGCGGCCGACGGCGGTGTGACATTCGAGGGCACGCTGCGCGTCGAGGCGCCGAAGGCGCACGCGATGATCGGCGATCTGTCGTAATGCTCGATACCGTCAGCCGCCACGGCGTGCGCACGCAGATCAGCTGGGAAAACGGCCTGCCGGTGATCCGCCGGGTGCAGGACGTGCGCGCGATCCTGGCGCAGAACGCGCGCCAGCGCAGCGTCTACGACCGCGCGGTGGCGCGCAAGAATCCCGCCGGTATCCGCCCGGTCGCGCGCATCCCCTGGGTGGTAATCCAGCAGCTCG